TTCTATGTGCCGTGCGAAGAAATCACGGTTGGCAGATCATTTCCAATGTGTGCAAATTCAACGGCGCGAACAGCAGGAATGGAGAGTGGAGATTCCCGACTACGCGTATGACAAACATACGCGTGAAGGAAAACGACAGGGGCGTGGCATGGAGCATTTCCTGCGAGAAGGTGCCAAGCTCTCAGTGCAATCCGACACGGTCCCTGACCCCTATCAGGAAGAGGCGCATGCCCTGTGGATGTCGAAACGCTCAATGAATCACAAGGCGGTGGTGGGTGAGGGGGCGATGCTCTTTGAGGATGCGACCTATGACCAAACAGAGGAGGATGTTGATGGCTAAACGAGGGGCAAAACCAAAGATATTAGATCCGACTCGACGCGAGCGTCTCTTGGCCGCGATCCGTGCGGGCAATTACTTGTCTACGGCAGCGGCCTATGCAGGGATTGGTGAATCGACCTTTCATCGCTACATGGAGTTTGGGCGCACCGAGCCACACGGGCACTACCACGATCTCTATGAGGACGTGCAACTGGCACAGTTGGACTGTGAGGCCAAGTCCGTCATCATGTGGCGGTCGCACTTCCAAACCGACTATCGTGCCATCCGTGATTTCCTTGAACGTCGTTTCCCTCGACGCTGGGGACGGAGTGAAAAGGTCGTCCATGCAGGGACGGTGGAACTCACCGGACCTCCCGCTGATAGTGCGTTGGCAAAAATCGTCGGCAATCCCACGGCCCTTGAAAAATACAATGACTTCCTCGTCGCCCTCTCCGAAGCAGCTCGGCCTAAGTCCAGCGGGTCTAGCGATCCATCATAGTAGAGGCCTCTGGACCTACGCACGGCATCTTCAGCTCCTCAATACCATCCTCATGCAAATGATGACGGGCCAACTGTCGCGTGTGCTCTTGAACATGCCGCCGAGGCATGGAAAACTCCTAAGTGACTCCACCCCCGTCCTAACGACGCATGGATGGACGACGCACGGACAGCTACAGGTTGGCGATCAGGTGTTTTCACCTTCAGGAAAGCCGAGATCGGTCCTCGCGGTCTCCCCGTCTAGCTGGGCGACAGAGGAAGTAATTTTCACGGACGGCAGTGTCGTGAAATGTCACGCGAATCACGAATGGACAATCTACGACAGGGCGAGTTCACGGTGGCGGACAGTGGAAACCCATGCACTGTCTACGCGCTCGTTGCGGTACGGACCACAGGGAAGTCGAGGAAGTCGCTATGTGATTCAGTTGCCATTCCGTGAAGCACTTGAGATGCCCGAAGTCGATCTGCCCGTGCATCCGTACTTGCTGGGGGTCTGGCTCGGTGATGGAAAATCGAGCGATGGGAGCTTTTGCTATGCGGAGCAAGACCGTGCGGTGTGGGTGGGAGCCTGTGCGGTAGGCTACAGAGAAACGTGGAGTGCCATTCATCGGACCACGGGCGTGCGGTATACCGGCTCAAAATTTCTTACGCGGTCATTGAAGTCGCTCGGCGTGATCGGGAGCAAGCATATCCCTGCCCTATACAAGCTGGCGTCTATCGAGCAACGACTTGCGCTGATGGCTGGCCTGATTGATACGGATGGACACGTGGAGCCAGGCACGGGCCGAGTGCGTATCGTGACGGTTAGTGACACGCTTCGTGATGACATTATGGAACTTGCGAGAAGTCTTGGGTGGAACGCGTACTCGACCACGCAAGCGCCTTGTAGGAGTTCGAGTGGGATACAAGGCAAGCGGCCAGTGTATACCGTTGGGTTCAATCCCACGACAACTGCTATCCCTACCTGGCTGTCACGCAAGCGCATCGCGGTCTTGGCGACCCGTAGTCGTCTCGCCATTTCCGCAGTGAGACCAGCTCAACATCCTGAGCGTGGCCGGTGCATTCAAGTGGATGCTCCCGATGGACTCTATCTGGTCGGTCGCACGCTGATTCCCACGCATAACTCGGAAATGTTTTCTAAGTATCTGCCCGCGTGTTTCCTGGGCAACTTCCCTGACAAGAGCGTGATTCTGGCCAGCTACGAAGCGGAGTTTGCGGCGTCGTGGGGTGGGAAGGCCAGGCAGGTCATGTCCGATGTCGGACAGGAGTGCTATGGGTTACAGATTGCGAAAGCCTCAGATCATCGGTGGACGTTGGAGGGACACGACGGGTCGATGCAGACGGCAGGCGCAGGGGGGGCGATCACAGGGAAAGGGGCGCACCTGTTTCTCATTGACGACCCCACGAAGAATGGGCAAGAGGCGCTCAGTCCCGTGCATCGGGCGCACCAGTGGGATTGGTTTGTGTCCACGGCGATGACACGGTTGGAGCCAGGGGGAGCCATGGCCATACTGATGACCCGCTGGCATGAGGCGGACCTCACCGGACGCGTGCGGCAACTGGCGAAGGAGACCGGACAGCAATGGTTGCATGTGTCGCTGCCTGCGATCTGTGAGGACGAATCGTCGGCCTACGAGCAGTATTTGGGACGCAAGAACGGGGACGCGCTCTGGCCGGATCGGTATCCCAAGGCGACGTTGAAGGTGATCGAGGAGACCAGCCACTTCTGGTGGAATGGGCTGTACCAACAGCGACCAGCGGCGTTGGAAGGGAACTTAGTGAAGCAATCCTGGTTCCGGTATTACACGACGGCCACGATTGACGGGCGTGTCTGGGTGACGTTGCACAAAACGGATGGGGATGTACGCGTCCTCTTCACGGATCTCCGCATTTATTTCACCGTGGACCTGGCGGTGAGTACGAAAACCTCTGCGGATTATACGGTCGTCTCGGTGTGGGGGTTGGTGCCTGCAACGGGAGATCTCCTGTGGCTGGATGCGGTCGCCGAGCAAATGGAAGGACCGGACCAGCCGGACCTCATCAAGAAAATGTGGCGCACGCACAACCCCACGTTGATCGGGATTGAATCCACGGCCTATCAGCTCTCGCTGGTCCAAGCCCTCATGCGGGACGGGCTGCCCGTGCTCAAGCTCCATGCGGATAAGGATAAGGTGTCCCGCTTTATTCCCGCAGGGAACGACTACAAAAACGGACTGATCTTTCACCCGCGTCATGCGTCCTGGGTGTCGAATGCAGAGACGCAACTCTTGAACTTTCCCAACGCGTCGCACGACGATTACGTCGATACCTGCTCGTATGCGGCGAAGATGCGCCAAGTGATGTTGGGGGTCGGCGAAGTCAAAATGATTGGCCACTGAGTCTTGTCTTTTCCCGTGCCGTGTGCTATCTCCCTGTCTGCTTACGTCCCCCCCTTCACCTCTTCGGAGGCGCACCCATGCCCGTCCAATCGACACATTGCGAATATGACGAACGCGAACCCCAGTGGGAACGCTGCCGCGATGCCTATGAAGGCGAAGATGAAGTCAAAGAAGAAGGCGTGAAATATCTGCCGATGTTAGGTGGGCAGAAGCTGGAGGAATACCAGGCGTACAAAACGCGGGCCATGTGGTATGGCGCGACGGATCGCACAATCAAAGGGTTGACGGGCGGGGTCATGCGCGTCGAGCCCAAGGTGACGGGTCCCGAACAACTGCTGACGCAACTGGACGATGTCACGCTCACGGGGCAGAACCTCGATGCCTTTGCGAAGTGTCTCGTCAGTGAAGTGCTGACCACGGGTCGAGCAGGGCTGTTTCTCGATATGACGGATCACCCCACCCCAGGGACGACGGCACGGCCCTACTGGTGCTGGTATTGCGCCGAGCAGATCGTGAATTGGCAGACCGAGACTCGCAACGGGGTGCCCACCTTGACCCTGGTCGTCCTCAAAGAAGAGCAGGCCAAGGCCACGGACGATGCGTTTGTGGTCCAGGAACAGTGCCAGTATCGTGTGCTGAAACTCACCTCGGACGGGGTCTACGTCGTGGAACTGTGGGTGGAGGCGGAGAAGAAAACGCTGGAGAGCAAGACCGAGTATGAACTGAAACTGACCCTCACGCCCAAGATCAAAGGGGTCCCGCTCAATTACATTCCCTTCGTGTTCGTCAATGCCCTCACCCTGGAGCCCTATCCCGATAAGCCCCCGCTGTTGGATCTCGTCAATGTGAATTATTCCCATTATCGGTCCAGCGCAGACCTCGAACATGGACGACATTTCACGGCGTTGCCGACGCCCTATATCACGGGCATGGGGGGCACGAGCGCCTTGAAAATTGGCAGTGCCACCGCCTGGCTGATTCCCCAGGCTGAGGCGCGGGTCGGGATGTTGGAGTTTTCCGGTGCGGGACTTGGAGCCCTGGCGCTTGCGCTGGAAACCAAGGAACGACTCATGGCGGTGCTGGGCGCACGGATGCTGGAAGAACAGAAAGCTGCCGCAGAAGCTGCCGATACGATTAAGCTCCGGCAGTCAGGGGACCAAGCGACCTTGGGTGGGATTGCGAAAACGTGTTCCTCGGCGTTGACACGTGTCGCCATCTGGCACGCCCAATGGATCGGGGCCAAGACCGAGGTCGAGGCCGTGGTCGTCAAGCTCAACACCGACTTCTTCGGCGGGGCCATGGACAGTGGAGACTTAACGGCCCTGTTGCAGACCTGGCAAGGCGGCGGGATCAGTTATGACACCTTCTATTACAACCTAGAGCGCGTCCACATGACGCGACCAGGGATTGACGCCGAGACCGAACGCACGCTGATCGAGGTGCAGACGCCGCAAGTGGATCTGGGACTGCCGCCTGAGACTCCGCCTCCGTCGTCCTCCACGGATACGGAGAAGCAAAAGGGACAGATGCGAAGCGGGGCATCCGCGTAACCGCTCGTGACGACGCTCAACGAGAAGATCGCTGACACGTTCATTCGCCACGATGTCGATCTGCAACGCTTGCAGGCCGATCAGCGTCGGCTGATTCTCATCGAACTCCGCAAGATCGAAACCAAGATCGTCGCCAAGCTCCAAGGGATGGCGGGCGACAGCTTCACGAAGGCGCGACAACAGGCGCTCCTCTCCTCGGTGCGAGACCTCATCAAGTCTGGGTATCAATCCGTCCTCACCGTGCATCGTGCGGAATCGCTCGACATGGCGCGGTTTGAGTCGGCGCATTTGGTGACGATGTTGAATGCCAAGATGGGCGCGTCGGTGTTTGCGATTGGGGTACCGGACTCCGTCATCACGTCCATGCTGAAAGACAACACGGTGCTGGGGGCTCCGTTGCGGACGATCTGGTCACAGGAAGCGGGGACACTGACGCAAGCATTCATCTCGGAGATGCGGCAGGGTATTCTGGCGAGTGAGACCACGGACGATCTCATTCGACGGGTGCGTGGGACCAAGGCGATGCAGTACAAGGATGGGATTATGAACCCGCGTGAGCGGGCCGTTGAGATGCGGGTCCGCACCTCGGCGCAGTCGATCTTGAACGATGCCCGCATGGAAACCTACAAAAAGAATAGCGATGTCTTGAATGGGGTCCAGTGGCAGAGCGTGCTGGATGCGCGGACTTCGGAGATCTGTATCGCGCTCTCAGGACAATCCTGGGATATGGAAGGCAATCCGCTTCCTGGGACCGAGCAACCGTTTCCTGGCCCGCCCCCTGCGCACCCGAATTGCCGGTCTACGTTGATCCCGATTGTGAAATCCATTGGCGATCTGCTGGGCGACCCCTCGGTGGACGAGGAGGTCAATGCAGAAGTCAACAAGATCCCCAAGGCGACACAGGCCAGCATGGATGGCCAGGTGGCAGGGACGCTGTCGTATGAGGACTGGCTTAGGACGAAGCCCGTTGGCTTTCAGCAGGAGGTGCTCGGCGCAGGGAAGTACAAGTTATGGGCAGCGGGGAAGATCCAAGCGCGAGACCTGATTGACCAACGAGGGAATCCCTTAACGCTCGCACAACTCAAGGCCCTGGATGGACCCTCGGCACAAACCGGAGACAGTGGTGGCGGCGGGGTGCGACCCCCCAGTGGACCGGATGCGCCTGTGCAGACGGATGGGATCACACAAGAAGCGTTTCAAAAGATTCTGGATGCCTTGCCAGCGGCAGACATTATCGACACCCCTGCGGTCCGTACCATCTCCAGTGGCGAGATTAGCAGTCGGAAGCCCGTGGATCGAAAAGGCATCAATATCTCCATGCAGGTGACGTTTTCGGATGGTACGCAGGCGATCTGGAAGCCGATGGCTGGCGAGTCACGGAACGCACGAGCAGGCATCAAGGATGGCACCATGTATCGGCGAGAGGCCGTGACGTATGACATTGCGAAGATCGTGGGGAACGCGGATTTGGTGCCTCCGACGGTGGTCCGTGAGGTCAATGGGGAAGTCGGGTCGATGCAGGCCTGGCAGCAAGGGGCGCGGGTCGCGGTGGAGATGCAGGAGAGTGAAGTGTTGGGAAAATTCCCTGATGAAGTGCGGCGAAGCGCCGTGCAGAACTTTATCCTGGGGAATACGGATCGGCATCAAGGGAATTGGATGGTGACGGCAGATGGACACATGAAACTCATTGACAACGGGCTCGTGTTGTCAAGCATCCCGAAAAACTTTTTGGTGCTCGATTATCTGTATGCGATGCCACTCAGGGTTCAGACAGAATTGATTAGCGAACCGTACCTTGCCGCGTGGCGTGATGCAGCAAAGTGGAAGCAAGTCGAGGCGGCCATGCGAGCACAAGGCATTGAAGAAAAGGCCATCGAACAGGCAGGCGTGCGTCGGACATTACTCTTGGCGCAGGGGACAGGGACGACATGGAAGGGATTGGCGACTATTGAAAAAGGTCTAGTATGAGGAGCGACGCGCACGATGTATCTCACGATTGAAAAACTCAACCCCCTATCCGGCGATTCAGAAGTGGTGGGCACGTTGACGCTGGTGAAGGGTACGGTGGTAGTGGACCCAGGAGATTCGGTCACGCTTCAGCATATTGTCGAAAAAGCGTGGTACGCGGAAGTGGATGGGCGTCGGGTCACCCTCGATGCTGCGAAAGATCCCGAAGCCTTTCTGGCGCATTTGTCGCTGGTCCTCAAGTCACCGTATCTGAGTGCGTCGGTGGTGCAACCTTGACACGTGCCCGTCGCTTTGTTACAAGCTAGGTAGAAGTGACCCCACCTTTACACTGAAGGAGTTCTGCACCATGGCACTCAAGATGATTCTCGCCACGCTCGACGGATTGGACGAAGTGACAAAAGCGTTGTATAAGGCC